GACGCCCCGGCGACGGTGCGCAGGAGCGACCGATGCGCCCACGTGAGCCGCGAGCCGCTCACGACGGACACATCCGAAGGCCATTCATCCGTGAAGTCCGGGTACGCCTGCCCCTCTAGCTCGATGTCGGAAAGCGCCTTCCAGACAGGGCCCCCGAGTTCCGTGGCGAGACGGCAGACGCGGAAGTGGTTCGGCGCCTCCATCGCGGGCTGAACCCCCACGAACTGGATCACACCGCGGACCACGAACGGGCGGGACCGCGGGCGCAGGCTCGTCACGGACCGGGTGATCGTGCTCCACGACGACCCCGACGACAGGAGCACCGCGTTGAGGGTCGACGGGCCAGACGTGGTGTCGTCGCAAGACCAGAGCACGCACGCCTGCTGGAATCCGGCCGTCTCCACGTACCCGGCGAACGGCTGCCGGTGGCTGCTCTGGCCGCTGTCGTGGAGCGTGAAGTCTTCGTGAGAGGACAGGTCCAGCGCATATCCTCTCGCGAACACGCCCGACGAATTGGCCCACACGACCCAGACGCGATCGGGCCCCACGCACACGTCCACCCGCGTCGCGTTCGACAGGTTGCCGTCGATCTCTTCACTGCCGATGGTGCTGTTATTAGACCCAACCCGCCAAATTCTGAGCGTGCCTGCGCTCGTGACACGAGCGACGTAGTACTCCGTCCCGCCCGCAGCAGCCGCCACCGAGTACGATGTGACGTTCGCGCCGACGCCTACGTTCGTCGAGGAGCCGAGCGGAACGCTGCCGGTCGTACTGATCGGAGCCACGTAGATCCCCGTCTGCCCGTCGAGCAGGTACGCCAGGCGCAGCTCACCATCGACGGTGAAGAACATCGGCTTCTCGCCGAGAATCGTCTGCTCCGACCAAACGTGCCCCGTGGAGCGATCGATGAGACGCACCTGGAGCCGCGTCGTCTGGCCAAATCCCGACCCGTGCAGGAACTCGTACGCGACCGCGAGCATGCCGCTCGGCACGTGGATCGCCGAGCTCACGCGCTGGACCTCCACCTCAGGGCTGTCATCCTGCGTCGTGCCCGTGTGCTGGCGCGACCACATCCCGAGAGGAGTCCCTGCCGGCAGCGTCCCCACGTGGTGGAGCTCTCCGTCCACCGACGACGACGCCAGCACGTCCGAGCTCGCCGCGACGAGGTTCGGCGCGCCGAAGCCCTGCACCACCCGCGACGTCTCGCCACTGTGCCGCGTCGCCACCGCAGGGCGCTTCGCCAGTCGGCCCGTCCGCGTCGGGCGGAGGTTCTCAGCGCGCACCAACTGCCCCGCAGCCATGAAGGCCGGATCGGTGCTCTGGTCCATGCCAGCGGCGAAGGGGACAGGGAGGATCTTCATGTCGCCGCCACGTAGGAGATCTGGAAGTTGCGCGTCTCCGCGCTCCAATCAGCGTTCGCGATGCCGCTCGACAGGTTGCGCTTCAGGAAAATCACCGTCCCGTCAGGTGTGACCTGCAACAGGAACGCGCTGTTGTTGCTCGTGAGGATATCGCACCACGAGCTCGTCCTGAACGCAGGCCGCGCCCACGCTGGGAGCCACCCGGTCGCTGACACGATCGAGTTGCCCGAGCCACCATCCGCCGTGACCTCAGCGCTCAGCGTCACGATGCGCCCCTCCCGGGCCACACGCACGTCCACCGATCCCGCGTCCGTGCCCGACTCGAAGCGCGCGCCGTCGACCGCGTAGTGCTCGCTGCGCTGGCCCAGGCTCCACCAGCCGTCCGTCGTCGCCACGAACAGCCAGGCCCCCACCGGCGTGAGGCGCAAAGGATCGGCGTGTCGGCGCTGGCGGTCGATGAACCCGCGGGTGAACACCCTCACGGCGTTGTCCGCGCGCACCTTTGCCACCGCGCAGATCGCGCCGATGCTCTGCCCCGTCGCCTCCGGGAGAGTCACCAGAGTGTCCCCCGTCAGCGTGTCGGCGATGAACAGCTCGCCCTCCTGCAGGTGGATGGGACCCGGCCCCGTGCGCTGCTTGAGCCGCGGCCAGACGTTACCGCCGATCCGCTGGAACGCTTCCTGGACGTCCTGTTGGTGGATTGTGAGCTGCCCCTCCAGCTGCTGGGGGTCCTTCGCCCCCCAGTCGCGGATCATCCGCTGCAGGCCACTCAGACGTGCCAAAATGGCCATCGGTCCCTCCGGTGCTCGCGACCCACGTCGCGGATCTGAAACGGGTCCGCCGCCTGGCGTTCCTCGACCATCGCCTCGATGCGCTCACGCTGCGCATCGAACAGCGCAGGCAACCGCCCCAGGTCGCGGCCCTCGATGGTCCGCATCTCGATCGCCGCCCCCAGCGCGACCAGCTTTTCCCAGCCGTTCACGCCGTCGTAGGTGTCCCCGTCTGCCGCCAGGTCCTCGAACACCGGCGCGTACTGCAGCACCAGGTCCACGCTCGACGTGGGCGCCGGGTAGATTTCGATTTGCCCACCGCGTAGCCGGTAGCCCTTCGGCGTGTGCGCGCCCCAACCCACTACGCGGTACTGGTCCGCCTCCGGGTGCGACGACAGCGCCCGGAGCTCCTCATGGTCGGTCGCTCCCCATCGAAGGGTCGCCGACAGCAACTGGAAGAAATCCACGGGCAACGAGTACCGAGCCACGCCACCGCCGATCGCGATGGTGTCCTCGGCGACCGTGCCGACGTAGTCATCGCCGCGCGCCGCGATGAACAGTTCATGCAGCTCGGCCAGCTGCAGATTCAGCAACCGCGTCAGCTCGGTGTCGGTGACGAACGTCGACGCGCCCGGCGTGTGCACGCGCTGGTCGGCGTAGAGGCGCGCATCGGTCCGCAGCTGGGCCAACGTCACGGTGCGCGCCATCTCGCTTACTCCTCGTCCTCGTAGTCGCCCCCGTCTGCGCAGAGGTCATACATGCGTTGGAACGCCTCCGCGAACGCGTCGTCGTCCTTCGCCTCCAGCGCGGAACGGAGCTCACCGGCGGCTTGGCGCTTGGCCTCACCGCCGATGTCATCCGAGGGGCCATCAGCACTCTTGGGCGCGCCCAAGATCGCCAGAAGTCCCTTGCCCTTCATCACGCGCCCCACTTGATCTGGACGGAGTTCCCGGGCTCTTCGTGCGTGAAGTTCCCGTACGCACCGAACCGGAGCTGGAACGCGTCCGCGTCCTGCAGGGCCCACAGCGAGGACTTCGTCGCGGGGTTGAACAGATCCTTCGGGCACTCACCCGCGGTGCGCAGGTAGATGTCCGAGGGGTTGTTCATCCACGTGTAGCCCTGCGGCACGTTGGGCTCGTTGTGCACCTCGATGATGCCGTGGGGGCCCTGGATGTGGACCGCACGGAAGCTGACCCCGTACTTGTCCGTGTCCGTGACCCGAGCTTCCTTCAGGGTGCCCACCTCACGGAGGAGACCCTTGAAGTCGAGCGGATTCATCCACGCATGACTCACACGGATGCCGGCAAGAGACGCCTCTTGCGCGGCCTCGATGAAGCCCGCCTCGTAGTCTCCCGACCACTCGAACCGCAGACCCGAGACGCGCTGCGTGTCCGTGTTGAAGCGGTTTTGGCCCCAAAACGAGTCACTCGCCCCAATGGGCTCTTGGGGGTTCCAGCCGCCCATTCCCGTCATCACGTCGTTGTAGTCGCCCTCGCGGAACAAGTAGTCCCCGTCCGCGATGGTCGGGATGCCGTTCGTGTTGTCGTTGATCGCGTTGCCGAATCGCAACACGCCCGTGCTGCGGTCGATGGCCGTGATGCGCAAACGCCCGGCCTTCTCGCCGCCGTTCGCGAGGCCATCGTCAACCGCCGCCTTGAGGTACATGCCGACCTCAAAGTGCACGACGTGCGCACGATTGCGCAGCTGGATGTACGTGTTCGTCGCGAAGCCCGCGACCGTACCGTCAACGCGCCCTCGAGCCCCGCCGCCGTTGTTCCATGCGAGAAACGCCATGTCGCGGGCGAACGCGTACAGCGCGCCCTTCGTCTCGCGCTTGAGCGAGTCGATGACGGCTCCCTTGTCGGCCTTCACGGCGCTGAGAGTTTCGCCCTCGATGCTGGCGACCTGGTAGTTCTTCTTGCGCGTGACGAAGAACCGGACGTTGTTCGTCGCGCCCTGGTTTGCATACGCCGTGGAGAAGCTCGCCGCGCCGCCAGACGTGGGGCTCACGCCCACGATCACGTAACGGCCTTCGCCGACGAACTGAGTGTCCTTGGAAATCGCGGAAAGGAACCGGCTCTCCTCGTACAGAGGGAGCGAGAGTTTGTTCCCCCAGATCCGCTTCATGAGCGGGAGCTGATTGGTAGTTGTCGCGGTCATGACTGCCTCTGCAGCCCGGCCGTCACTGGCCCAGGGCTGCCCAGAATTGATCGTCGTTGATCAACGCCTGCCGATGTTCCTCATCCGTTAGCTCTCGCTTAGAGCCTCCGGGTTCGGTCGTCAGACTCGGCGCTAACGTTTGCCCAGGCAGCCCGCCTGATGCTGGTTTCCGCTGCTGGGGGGCAGCGTGCGGAGAGCCAGTTCCGCCCCCAGGTGCAGGCGGGGGCGCCGGCAGATGGGGCTTCAGCTCGTCCTCCAAGAGTTTTACGGCCTCCTCGTCGGAGATCGGCAAGCCCTCTTCGAACGCCTTCATTTTATACTCCGTGAGGGTCTCTGCAATTTCTTTTTGCTTCCCGAGCCCCACGAAATGCGCCACTGCTGGGAACCTGCTGGCGTCACTGCCCAGCTGCACAAGTTCCTGCTTGCGGCGCTTGATAGCGGCTTGTGTCTCGCGCTCCTGTTGGGCGCGCTTCTCTTGCTCCCAACGCTCCTCGAGCTCACGGACTCGCCGCTCGTAGCGCTCCTCGAGCTCCTTGAGCTTCTTCGACTCCGGGGTGCCCTTGCCGTCCGTCGCGACGGCGAGCGCGAGCTCCTCGAATACCTGCTTGCCGGGACGACCCGTAAGCCGTCCGAGAGTGTCGATGATGCCGCGGGCGTCTCCCGCCTGCAGCGCGCTCATGTCCGTGGCCAGGCGCTGATTGAGCGCCTGCGCGGCTTCGTGCATCTTCTGCGCTTCGGCGTACTGCGCCTTTGCCTTCTCCTCGCGCTTTTTCATGCGCAGGAAAACATGGCTGGTCTTCGCGCGCTCCTCCTGCACAGCCTTTCGAGCCGCCTGCAGGGTCTCCCTGGCCTTGGCGACGCCCTCCGGCGTCCCGAGGGACTCCTCGGAAAACAGCGAGTCGTCGTCCAGAGCGTCGGTCGGCGCTCGCTCTGCGGCCGCGGGCGGCTCGGGCTCCTCGGGAGTCTCGGGGGGCTCCGGCTGCTCCTGGGTCTCCTCTGCGGGCGCCTCGGGCGCCGGTCCCGGTGTCTCCTCGGCCTGCGCCTCCGTTGGCGCCTCGGTCTCTGTGGCCAGTGCTTCTAGGATGTCTTCCATTTTGAGTCCTCACCCGGCCATCGGCTCGGGCGGCATCGGTGCCCCTGGGGGTGGCGGGGCCATCGGATCACCACCCGGCGGAGCCATCGGCATCGCCGCATCCCGCAGCTTCAGCGCCTCTTCCCACCAACGCCTCACGCGGTCGATGCGCGCCTCGTCCTCACCATCCGCACCCATGCGGTTGATCATGTCGAGGGACATCTGCACCGCTTGATTCAGATCCATGTACGGCTGGGGGATCGCGAACGACTCCCCCGACACGGCGCGGTCGAGCTCCACCTCGATGAACTCGCGCGCCGCCGTCTGGTCGCCGAAGATCGCCTCGACGTCCGGGAAATCAAGCGCTGCCTTCGCCTGCTCGGGCGTGAACAGGCCAGCGTTCATCAGGTCGATGACGAACGACTTCCGCGCGCCCGGAGTGAGCGGGAGCATGTTCGTCGGCCAGCAGCGCAGGTGGTAGCGCTCGCTGGGCAGATCGACCTCCGACCAATCGATGCGCCTCATTTGCTTCGAATCGCCCCATGCAATCTGCAGGTCAAGCCCGCCGAACTGAGCCAGCATCCTGCAGCAGTCGACGATGATGCGCGCCGCGTCCACGTGGAATCTCTCCCACGCGCGGAAGTCGGGCGTGTGCCTGAGCGTCTCCGTGTCCTGCAGGTGCTGCATACCCGGAGCGTGGTCGACGCCCTTTGGCTTGATCCCCGCGATGCTCATCTCGCTGAGCCCGATCTGCTTCTCCGCCCAGCGAATGAGCATCTCGATGCGGTTGAACAACTCGCTCGGGACCGTGTTCCACTGCGGCACGTAGACCGCCTGCGACGGAGGGACGGCCGTTGTGATGACCGAACCCACGTCGTTGGTGAATTTCGCGCGGTCCAGCCTTGCCTGCTTCCACGCGAAGATGCGCGGCACGGCGTGCAGCCGGAGAATCTCCCGGATGCGTTCCTGAATCTCGTTGATCTCGAGCTGGGCGCCGGCGAGCGTCTCGGGAACGCTCCGGCTCCAATAGCCGACGGCATTCTTCATCGGCTTGAACCACGCGAACGGGAAGTAATCGAACGGCCATGGCTCCTCGAACAGGGCCGCGTTCTCGAGGCACACCACGTGCCGGCCGTCGTGCCCCGGGTCGATCTGATCGTCGAGCTCTCCCTCGTCGTTGCGCCCGAACACCTCTCGCTTCGACGTGTCGACGGTACCCGCGGGGAGTCGCCAATACTCGAGGACGAGCACGCGGTCTGCCACGTCCGTTCGTCCGCGGAGGTCCTCGTGATTCGCCATGTCGTAGGGCAACGATGGCGCGTCCTGAATCGCCTTCAGCGCCGCCGGGTTGTCCGCGTAGCGCTTGAGGAGCACGCGCCGGTCGACCCTGCACACGTGCCACTTCTGCCGCGGTGAGCCGAGCTCGGCCTCTCCCGGGTCGACGAGCACATCGTGAGCGAACACACGCTCGGCTCGGATCGTGCTGTTGTTGTAGTCCGGGAAAATCTTCACCCCGCCCGCCTCGAACAGGTTGCCGTCACGGCAGACGGACTCCCCGAGCTCGCCCCAGATGCCCGTCTTGATGAACACCGCCTCAACGGCGCGTTGCATCCCGAGGGCCTTCTTGCGCAGCTGCGAATCCCCACGCTCCGTCACGAACATCGGACGCACTTGGTTGCGGACGATGTGCGCCGTCTTCGTGTCCACGGCCGCCTGGATGAGATTGTACCCAGGGGGCGTCATGCTCGACTCCGGCATCAGCATCGTGCCGCCGCCGAACGTGTGCCGCGCGTGGCCGTGGTAGAGAGTGAGCGCGTTGGTAGCGATCCACCGACGGTGCTCTCCGTCCGAGCGCCACAGCTCATGCCCGCGCCGCCACAAGTCGGGAGCGTCCGAGGGAGTCTTCTTGTCGAGCTCGTCGAACGCAGCGGTGAGCCCTTCGTAGACTTCAGGCACCGGCGCCTCCCTTCGGGCGGTACCCGCGCAAGAGATTCTCTGCCGCCACGTCCACGTCGGAGCGCGGTCGGGCGGCTTCGGGGGCATCGTCGAGGCCGTCCGGGGAGACCCCGTGCGCGACGGCCGCGAAACGCACCATGCTCACGCGCCCATCCTCGCCGAGGTGCAGCTCTTGAACCCCGTACCTCTGAGCCCACTCGCCCAACTGCTCCAAGGAATCGAAACGCAGCATCATCGACCTCTCACGCACACAGCCCCTGCACGACCTCGGACCACTGCTCCAGCGCGCTCGCCGGCTCCGTATCGGCCCAGGCGAAATCATCGTCTGCCACCGTGGGCGTCTCCCCGTCCGGGACGTCCGGCGCGTGCGTCAGCAGCATCGAAAACGGCGGCAGGAAGTCGCAGTGCCTTCCGTCTCCCGACCGCGGCAGCACCAGCGTCACGCCGTTCTGCGTCACGCGCTTCTTCGCTGAGAGCAAGTCCGCGCGGAACGTCCTGTTGCGCGGGAGCTCCACCACGCCAAGCGACACCTGGAACGCCGCCTTCTTCGCCATCTCCAGGCGGTTCGATGCGTCGATGGTGATGCCCACCAAGCTCAGCCCGTGCGGCTCGGCCAGGTCCCTGAGCGCGTCCAGTGCGTGCTGGTCGGTCGTGACCATCGTCACGCCGTACGGGGCGCAGAGGCTGGCGATCTCCTGGAGCACTCGGTTCGGGCTGAGCGGTTTCGCCTTGCTCCCGATCCACTCACGGGTCAGCACCACACGGTATGTCGGCGTGATGCCTCCAGGACCACCGCGTCCCGTGCACTCGAGTAGGACCAGCGTCCAGGCGTTGCCGCGGGTCGCCGGATCCATCGCCGCGGCGTACTGCCCACCGGGGACCGGCGGGATGTCGTCGTGCTCGTTGAACCTCTCGCCCTTTCGGGTGGCGCCTTCCACCTCGACGCTGGAAAACAGCGACTCCTCGGGGTCTGCGTACAGCGCCAGCACGTCCGTGCGGTACGCCTGCGGGTCCGCCTCTCGGAGCCGCTCGCATTCCTTGGGAGTCCAGTGCACCGGGTTCATCGCGGGGCCCGGTGCACGAATCACAACCACATCACGACCCGGCTTGCCGAAGCGTTCCTGGTCCAGGTCGTACACCGGACCGAAGGGCGCATACGGGGAGCCGATGAGCCAAATCTGGGCGCCGGGCAGCATGCGGCCCCGAATCGCTCGCAGCGAGTCGGTCAGGTTGATCACCCCGTCCTGCTCGCCCGCCATGCGCGGCGCCTCGTCGAACACCGCGCCAGCCAGCCAGGATCCGACGACGTTCGCGCCGCCCTTCGACAGCGCCGTGACCTTCACGCGGATCGGCTTGCCCGTCGGGTGACGGAGCCACAGCGTGTCGGCCGTCGGCTCGCCGATGAGCAGTTGCGCGAGCGCCGGGGAGCCCTGGATGTTGTCCCGCAGGTGCGAAAACACCGCCTGAGCGCGGTCCGTGCGGGGCGCCAACACGGGCACCTCCACCAGGTCACCCGGGCTCAGCCGCGACAGGTCGCACGTGATTGCCGCGATGACCACCCGGAGCGCAGCCAGCTTCGACTTGCCCGAGCGAATCGCGCAGAACACGCCCATGATGCTCGGCGGATCCTCCGGCGGCTTCGCTCCACCGAACGCATCGCGCACCTCCTCGACGTCCCACAGCTCCTCGAGCGGGAGACCCTCGGAGACTCGGCAAATCGCACGCTGCAGCGGCGTCGCCGTCTCGAGCCCGAAACCCTCGCGCGCCGTGAGCATCGCCTCCATACGGGGGCGCCCCGTCTGCGGCATCGGGCTGACGTGCGTCGGATCCAGGCTCTTGCGACGCGCGGCCATCACCCCACCATCCGCTTCCTGCGCTCGTACTCCGTCAGTGCCGCGCGGACGCTCTTCACGATGAGGTCGATGTTCGCCTGTCGCCACTCGTCGCTCAGCAGCCCGTACTCGTCGCGAGTCAAGCTCTTGGGCAGCAACACCTCGATGCGGTCGAGTTGCCCCGTCACCAGAGACAACTCACGGTCGAAGATGTCCGCGTGCTTCTCGGGCGGGGGCTGGTGAGACACCACGGCCACGCCGCTCAGAGCCATCCGCGCCCCGACCTCACGCTGCAGCGAATCCCAGTAGCCGCGCTCGGCTCGCTCCAACGTCTCACGCGTGGCCGCGTCGGGCTCGTCCGTCGGGAGCGAATAACCCGAGTGCAGGACGTCCATGACGTCGTCGAAGTGGCTCCCGAGGTCGGCGGACGTGTCCACCGTGCCATCGGGTAGGCGGGGGATGTCGGGGGGCGTGCTCACAGGCGGGCCTCCCATTCTCGCACCTCTGCCTCGTAGTCCTTGGCGCGCCGCCGCTCCCACCACTCTCCGATGCGACCAAAGCCGACCCCGAGGGCGATGAAGGCAACCGCAATGGCTCCGACCAAGAACTTGAACCCGATGTACTGGGTGACCGTCACCGCCCACCCCCAGAAAAACCCCCGCTCGGCAGGTGTTTCACACGAGCGATCACCGGGCTCCGTTGCAGGATCTCCCTGCACACCATGCCCGCCGAGCGGGAGAGAATCGCGAGGCGCGCCACCTGCCTCCGCATCACCGAATCACCGCCTTCCGCACCAAGTGCATTGGCAGCAGCTGGTCATCCAAGCCCGGAGCGCTCAGCACCACGCCTACGCTCGTGAGGCGCATCGAAAACTCGTCTCGGCCCTCGCTCAGCGTCGTCACCGATGCCGACGTGCGCCCCGTCAATCGGTCGAGCCGCGTCGGATCGAAATCCACTCGCTTGAGCCGGGCCAGCGTGCGGAGGCTCTCCCCCGGCACGCCCGCGCTCTTCCCGCCGCCACCGCTCATCGAAACACCTCACCGAGATCCACGCGCCCGCGGTCCTTGCGCGCCCTCGCCTCCCGGGCGCAGAGCTCGTGAGCGGCGAGCAGGTTCTGACGCGAGTCGTTCGCCAGCTGACTCCCCAGCTTCATGTCCCCGAGCACCTCGAAGGCGAACCGGCTCGCCGCCAGCTGGAGCGCAGCGCTCGCCACCATCGAGGACGGACCCGGGCCACACGCACCGCCGCCCACCTGCTGCGCCAACTGCGCCACCTGTGCGCGCCGGAACGCCACTGCCGCCTTCGCGTAGGTCTCGAACTCCGGGACCGCGAACCTATCGCCCAGCGCCAGGCGGTTGCTCAGGCGCACCTGGCCCGCCTTGGCGGCGCCGCCCCTGGCCCCCAGCGCGCGCGCGCTCTCCCGGTCAGCCAGGCGCCCGTTCGCGTCCCTCCTGACCGCTCCGTCGTCCCGCTGAGGCCCAGGCACCCCCTCCGGCAGACGCTCCGGGCGGAGAACCTCGATGCGGTGGGTACCCTCACCCACCTCGGCTGCCCTGCCGTGCGCCTTGACCAGTGCCATGCCGGTCAGTCTGGGGGGTCTAGCCCCCAGGTGTCAACCGAAAAGCGGGGGCTGGAGACC